AATTCAATGGATAATTAGAAGCATTGTCATATGTTCTAACTACTCCACCTTCACTATGTATTCTTTCGCCTTCTGCTCCATATTTTGCAATAGAACTTAATGCCAACTGTATTATTATACCTTCATATCTATCTTCATAAGGTTGTTCTTCACTCGGATTAAAATGCCTATCATTATAATACTCCAATAAAGCCATTTCTATTTCATCTATTGCTTGATTGTCTGTAATATTAAATTCTCTTTGTAACGCTCTGCTTTTAAGCTTTGATACTAATTCTTGTATTTTTGAATTACTAGGATTCATTTTAACCCTCCTTCCATTTAAAATGTAAAGTTTTCTTTTTCTTCTTTTTCTTTGCCTTTATTTTGGTTATTGTAAGCATCTTCAAGTGTTATTTGTATTAAATCCTTTTTATCTTGAGCATTTAATACTAATGGGCTTTTTGTAGGTATTACATTATATTCGCCCTTATTCTTCTCTATTTTTACTTCAACAATCTTATTATCAAAAGGCTTTATATATATTTTTTTGTGAAATAAATATAACATATTTTTTCTTCCTTTCTTTAATTGTCTTTCTTTAAACCATATTTTTTCTTTATTTTTTCTTCTTCATTTGATATATCAGTTTTTTCCTTTTTAGATTTTTCCTTTTTTTCTTTATCTAAAATAGAGGCTACTTCTTTTGTAGCCTCCTTTTTGTTGGAAGCTATCTGATAACCAAGACATTTATATTGTTCTTCAAAAGTTCCTTTTGTGCAAACAATTTTATCTGTTCCTTTAACTATTGTTATCATTTTTGCTCCTCCTTATTATAAAGTAGTTGGATCAACATCTAAAATAAATACTGCATCTGCTTGTTCAAATGATGGTAGCATTACCATTGATACTTTTGTTTCAACATTTACTGGATCAACTTGTTTTGAAGTTGTAACTGCTACTGAATTATTAACTAATGAAACTTCTGCATCTGTTGTTCCTGACATTAAATCACTTTCTTCTGGTGTTGTACCAAAGTGTGTTTCTCCTAAAGGTTCAGCTGGCATTAATACAAATATATCATCTGCAAAATAATTTGTAAATGTTCCATTTTCTGCTACATATCCATTATCATTTACGTAAATTGTAATTCCAGTTCTTTCTTCAATGTATTTTCTAACATCCTCAATAGTAATTGATATTTTTCCTTGAGCAAATACATATAATGTATTTTTAATATTTACATTATTTAATAATGTATTTAAACAGTTTGTATTACACATAGCTCTTGTTAATTTATGTCCTTTTCTTCTTGCTACCTTTTGAGCATCTGTAATATCTTTTACTGGATCTGCATTTTCATCAGCCCATCCTGTTGTTACTGTTATTTTATTTTCTGCTGGCATACCATAGTCATATGTGTATGATTGTCCATTACTTGCTAATGTAATTGTTCCTGTTGTAAGTAATTGCATTCTTACTCTTTCAACTGTTTCATAAGCAGCTTTTATTAATTTAACTTCATCATCAAATATTTTTGCGATGATTGTTCTAATTAATGCTTCATTTTGTGTTTGTAGTAATGTATTTAGACTTTGTCTCATTTTTTCATCAACAACCATTGATTCTTTGAAGAAAGGCATCTCTGTTTTTACTTTTTCAATACCTTGTCTATCTCTTCTGATTGATTTTGAATCATAAGCACTTAATTTCAATCCTACTACTTGATTGTTAGCTCCTTTAATCCAATCTAATTCTACACCAATTTCTTTTTTAAATGGGAATAATTGGTCTCCAACTTTTACATCATTCAAATCTTTCTCAATCCAATAAGCTACTAGATTTGAGCTTGTTACTAATTCAAAAAAGTTCATTATATAGCACTCCCTTCTACAAATATAATTCTAGGTAAATTAGCTTTTGCACTTGACACAGCTGTTTTTACACTATCATCTAATTTTAATAGGTCTACACATCCAGCTATAACTAATGTTCCATTTTCATCTCCTGCTGTTACATCTACGTCATGTAATACAACACCAGCTGCAGTATCTCCTGAAATTGCAAATCCTGAATCTCTTTTTTCAATATCTCCATATACTGGAGTACCAGCTTTAACTATTTTTCTACCATCACTACCAGCACTAACCCCTGTTGCTTTTATAATAGCTGGTAAAGTTACCATGTAACTATCGTTAGCAATTAATATGTGCTTCTCTGGAGCACCATAAGTTTGTGTTACTACTTTATTTGCCATTTTTCTCTACTTCCTTTCAAAAAAATCTTTTTGCACTTTTGCATCTACTTTTGTAGATAGTGCTAATTCTTTACCAAAAGCTCCTTTTTCATCAGAGCTATTACCTTCTTGTCCTTCTTTAAAAGAACCCATTTTCCCAAGTTTATTCTTAATAGCTTCATTTTTTCCAGTTTCATAAGCACTTGATATCATTTTTGATATATATTGGCTTACTTTGTCTGTTTTGTCCTTATCTTCAAATGCTATATTTGAAATAAAATCATCATAATCTGTATCGCCATCTTTGATACCTGCTTTTGATTTTATTCCTGCTAATGCAGCACTTACAGACATTTGACTTTTTGATAAATTACTTTCAGCTAAATCTTTTTTTAATTTTTCAATGAGCTTTTGAGTATCTTCATCTGCTTTTTTCTTTTTGTCGTCATCTGTCATTTTTGCAGTTAATTGAGCTTCTAAATCTGCGATTTTGTCGTTTAATTCTTTCTGCTCTCCTTTGGCTTTCCCTGCATTGACATACTCTCCACTAGCCAAAACTTGTTTTTTGAAAAATGCTTCAACTTCTTCCTTTGTTAGGTTTTCCTTGTAAGCATCTCCCATTAGTTCTTTTAACCATTCCATATTTATTTTCCTTTCTTTCAGTAGCGTTTTATAGCTGTTCTCTCAGCAATACCTATCTACAAATATAGCCATTGTAGAACTGGCAATTTATATTAAACAACTCCAACTTCCTCTACAACTTGTGTAGATTTAGTTTTTGTCTTATTAATACCTTGATTTTGTTCCTGTGTCCTTAATTCTTGCTTGTATTTTTTGCCTCTTGATACAACTCCAGTAATGTCTGTTGTCATATCTGCCATTGCTAAAGCATCTTCTGGGGCAATTTCTTCTGTTGCCATTAAAGTGCTAAAACTTTGAGCTTTTGTTTGAATATTGTCGTTTTTATTTCTTGGTAATTTTACATCAACATCCTCTAATTTAAAGTCTCTTGATACTAAACCTAATAATTTTAATATCTTTATTGCTACTGCTAATTGCTTCTTCTTTGCTAGCTTGAAATATTTCTCTTTTGTCCTAGCAACTATTTCTATATCAGCCCATCCATCACGAAGTTTTACTGCATCCCCTGTGTCGCCTCCACCTCCACCTCGTGTTTTTCTGTCTGGTGTTCCAACAATTTCTTTATATGCTTCTTCAAAATATTCTCTTAAATTCTGCATACCATTGCTGTCTAACTGCTGATATATAAATTTAGCATCAACATTCATTCCCGGTTGTCCAATTAATTGCAATATCCTATTTTTCCTAGCCTTTTCTGCTTCTTTACCATCTAATTCAGCATTCATTATTATTAGCAAAGACTTAATAACATTATCAACATCAACAATACTATCTGTTGCTAATAAGTTTAATGCTTCTGAAACATCTAAAGCTAATTCAAAATCACCTTGCATAAATTGATTGTTTTTTACCAATTGTATTGGATTTAATTCAATTGGATTAATATCATAATCAACAATTCTACATGAGTTATTATAATTATCCTGTCCATCACATTCTATTGTATAAGTTTCATCTTCTGTATAACAATAAAATGTAGTCTTATTCTTTTCTTTAGATGAAAAATATGTTACAGACAATCTTACTGGATTGCCGGGCTCAGGCGAACACACTACAAATGTTGTCCTTGGATCTAACGCAATTGGTACTATTGGATAATCTGGCATATAATCACTATACAACTTATTTGTTGGAAACGTACCAAAATATGCCATACCACAAATACTTGCAAAATTCCCAGCTTCTCCATCTACTGTATCACTATTTTCATAACTCATTACATCTATTAACTTTTCTATATCTTCTAAATATTTGCCTTTTCTTTGTGTTATTTGAGCACCTTGTGAATATGTATATCCTACAATCGTTCTTACAGTAGCGTAATTTCTGTTTACTACCATTCCTTGTGTTAAATCTGGCTTATAATTGCCATCAAGATTATTTTGCTTATTTTGTGTGCCACAATAAATTTCAATTAGTCTATTTATATCTGCAATATTGCTTTTATGTGTAGTCCATGCTAGTGCAATTACATCTTTAATTGTACTAGGTGTTATTTCTTTATCAACTATTATTAGTTTTCTACCTTTTCCTATCACCCTATTTTCTACACCTCTTATCTATAAAAAAATAGAAGTCAATAATTCCTTACGAAATTTATTGGCTTCTAGAGCTCTCTTTTTCTGATATATCAAATTTTTTCTTGCATCTTGTGCACCAAAAATGTATTCCTCTCGGATTCGCATTAATCTCCATGCTACATACCAACTTTCTACATTTTGGACATCTTATTTGCAATTCATTTGTATCTATCATATTATAATACCTCTATTTAAAGTGTAACATATCATTTTTGAATTGTCAATTAAAAAAAATAAAAAAATACCTTGTTTTTATGCAAGGTATTTTTCAAAAAGGTTAAATATGAAAAATATAAAAAACGTCAGAGAAATTACATAAAAAATATCTCTATATTAATTAGACTATCTTATAAATATACTGTCAATTATATATTTAACATTTCTCTACTTATATTGCTTGTCGCTTTCCCATAACTTGAATTTACTCCTAATACATTATTTCCTAACATTGACAAACTGTCCACTCCGATCATCATGTTGCTTTGTTCTTACATTCTTCGCTGTGCTTTGGTTAAATTTAAATACCTCATTTAACGCTTCATTAAACATTACATCATCTTTTATACTTTCTCTTGTTGGAATTATTAATCTATAATCACTACTGTCTGCTCCTTTTATAAAACCTTGTGTCGCAAGTATTCTGTCCAATTTGCTTTTGTTCGTTGGCGATTTCTTCGCTGTTACATAACATTTTGTATATCCATCTTCTTTTAACTTCCTCTTTACCTCATCTGCATACATATCTCCACCATTATTTGCCTCAAAACATATATGCGTTATACCATACATCTTTATATATTGCACTACCATTGGTATTGTCTCCTCTTTTGTTCCCTTCGCAAAATACCATTTAACCAAATAACAATCTCCATTGTCATACTCATCTACTATCGGCATTGACAAATGGTCATCTCCTCCCCACGCAACATCACACGCCGATACCGTCCTTTCATACCCTTCTTTCTTCTCATATTCCCCTAAATCATATTTCTTAAACTCTTTCTCAAAAAACAATAATCCTTCTCTCTCTATTGGCTCTTGCTGTATTAAACAACTAAACGATACCGGATCCATCAAGTTCCTATCTTCATGAAACATCTCTGTCGTTATCGCATACCCATATTTATAATTGAAATTACTCTCGTCATTCTCGTTTAACCCCGGTAGCCTTAATACAATTAACCTATCTGGTTCATTCTCTTTATAATATTGTATTAACCTCGATAACGGATCATTTATACTAAATATTGTTCCAACCACTAACATTTTACATCTACCTTGCATACGCTTCTTTATCGTTCCTGTAAATTCAATCCATTTCTTATCCATTAAGTCCTTATTTGATGCCTCTTCTATATCTTTTATTAAGTCATCTGCATACAATATATTATGTGCTCTCGTTCTTCCTGTGATACTTCCATCAAATCCTACACAATAAAGCGTGTACTCACTATGTGCCTTCTTTCTATTCTCATCATTCGTATAATCTAACGACATCGTCTCTGCACTTCTATATATTTCCCTTAATTTTGGAAATATCTTACCATAATTCCCTAAATCATCATGAACTAACGCATCTATTCCATTATAAAACTTGTCTTTCGCTATATTCGCACTATAAGAAATCATCATATTTGGAAGTCCGTGGCTCTTTCCCTATCGCCCACGCCATAAATCGCTTTGAACACTCCGTTTTCCCTGTTCCCTGTGGCATACTTAACGTCATTATCGGTCTATCTTCCCTATAGTAAAATTTACTCATTTCTCTCGCTATCTTATTCAATACCATTGTCCTTGGTGCTATAAACTGCTTCTCTGGTGCTATCCCAAATTCCATCGCTGGTAAAAAATACTCAAATAAATATCTCGCCAAATAATAATACGTCTCCTGCATTGCCTTATACATCTCTTTTTGCCTCTCTAATTCCTTCTCTTCCCTTATTACATTATTTATCTCTAAACTTATCGCTATTCCTATCTCTACACTCCTCGAATATTCTAATTTCTTCTCCTCATAATTGTATCTTACTTTCTCTACTTTATCTCTATCTTCAATTAACGATACATCATATCTCAAGATATTCAACAACAACAGCCTCTTACTCATCTCCATCTTCGTATTCTCTAAATTGTACTCTATCTTCCTTATCTCTTTCTCTATTCTCTCATATTCTACACTCTCTTCCACTTCTATTCCTCTACCTCCTTACTATACTAAACCCTATACAACTCTCTATTATTATCAATATTAACACTACTATCCCTTTTACTCTCTTCCTGCTCTCACTCTCTTCTCCCTCTATTAAATCTATAAAACCCTGATTTATCATTATTCCTATAAATATCACTATTAACACCCTTATCATTTGTGCCCTCCTTTCCTTATTATTGGCATTACAAACAACGGTATGGTTATTATCCATTCTATCGCTATTATTCCCCATATTACCATTATCTTCCAGTTTTCATCCATATAATGCCTCTCTTTCGTTCCCTTCTCCTCTAAATAAAAATGCTCACTTAACCATATAAATACTATTACACTTATTCCTACATATACCCATATCCCTATTATCATCTCTTTATCCTCCAATCTTTACTCCACTCCCCCTCTCTATATCTACATTCCTCCTTCCCCTCAAATTCCTTCATCTCTAACGCATTACATCCTAAACATCGACCTTCCTCTATCGCTCTCATACATTCATTCCTTATTTCCTTCATCTCTCTTCTCTCCTCCTTCCTCCCTTAAATCTACTACCATTACATACTCTTTTCCTTCTTTCTTTTTTCTCCCTATTATCATTTCTCCTATCTCTCTTAATTTCTCCTCTGCTCTCTTCTCACTCTTAAATTCCTCTATCTCCATTATCTTTTGCTCCATGTCTATTAACACTAAATGCTTCCCTACTACCTCTATCTTTACTCTCTCTCCACTCCTTATTATCTCATTTTTCCTGTTTATAAATATTATATCCATCTCTTATTTTCTCTCCTTCCTTACTTTCATGGGCGTCCCACCCACACCACTTTTTTTGTTTATTCCTTAGTCCTTACTTCCTCTACTCCATTTATCAACGTACTTCTTCCACCTCACACTCCCTTCTTTTCTCCTTCTCCTTCCACTACACTCCTTACACATCCTACTTCTTCCACTTCTTATATTATCTATCTTACACTTTCTTACTACTCCACATCTACACCTACATATCCACTCCAATCCTTTCTTCCCTCTCTCTATTCCTATTACTTCCCACTCTCCATATCTCTTTCCTATCGCTTCTCTATTCTCTCTCTCCTCTTTCCTCACTCTTGAACCCCCCCTCTTCTCTTATTCTATATCTTTTCCTTTGAACATTCAATAGGGGTTTTGCAGATTATTTTAGTCGCTCGGGGGGTTCATTTGGCAGCCCCCGGGGTATTCCTGGATATAGGGGCGGGGTGGGATGATTTCTCGATTCAAATCATCCCAAAATTGAATTTTAAAAAAACATATCAGATCTATTTGCCCCCATTTTAAACATATTATGAACTTTTTTGAAAAATTTATAAAAAACTATTGACAAAATAATTATAAAATGATAAGATTAAGAAAATAAAACAAAGGGGGTTTTAAAAATGAAAATAAAACAAAATAAAATAAATATTATTAGTGTAATAATTGGGAGATTATTAATTTATAGCACTTTGTATTTTGGTGTAATCGCTTTTGTTGCCTGGGCTTTTTTTAAAATTACTGTATATAAATAATTTAAAAACTTTAAAAATTTTTATAAAAAATATTGACAAAATAATTAAATATATGTTATAATTAATATAACAAAAGGAAACCGGATCTAATGATAATTAAATATGTAATTACAAAAGAAAAAAGGCTCTTAACTGTTATTAATAATATGATAGAGCTTTAATCAATAATAAAAGAAGGGCACGCGGAAAGCGTGAAAGGGTGGAAAATATGAAAATGAGAGTTACAAAAAAACAAATTATGGAAGGATACAAAAATATTATAATAGCAGGGTACTGCGATTTACAGTGGCTTTTAAAATATAGAGATGCAGACTATAACACATCAGGAGTATACGGCTGGAATGCAGATATATATAAAATTAATAATAATACTGTAATAGTAACAGGTTATAGACCTTTTGGAAATATTAGAAAATATGGACTTGCTAAAAAATACGACGACAAAGCAAGAAAAATCGCTTGTGATTACTCTATACCTTGGGAAAAACAAGCAAAAAAACTTGATAAATTAATCGAAAAATTTGTAAATGAATCAATAGAAAATAACGAAATATAAAAATTGAAAGGGTGATAAATATGGAAAAAATAAAAGCTAAAATATATATAGCAAAATCAGGAAAAGAACTTATAAGAAAAATTTTTATATATGTAAACGGTGCAGAATTCCAAAGGGAATTTTACACAAAAAAAAGCTTAAGAGACATGATAGACTTTTTAAAATATAATCAAATACAATTAAAATTGACACATGTAAATTATAATTGCAGTTATATAGATTTACCATTTTAATATATAAAGGGGGTTTTATCATGAATAAAATTGAAAAATTTGAAAATGTAATAAAAGAAAATAAAAATACAATGTTACAAATTATAGTATTATATAATATGTCATGTTCTGAAACTTATGAAGAACTAAACCAGGAACAAAAAGAAAAATTACTTGGAATTATTTACAACTTTTATTTAAAAGATGAAAATTTTGAGGACTTGGGACATATAAGCGACGTCGTGATGGAGAATTACAAAGACATTTTAAAAATGCAAAATATAAGAGATTTTGAAGAAATAAAACAATTAATATATAATTATTTGTAAAAATGGAGGTGGAAGCGGTGAACGAATTGCAATTTTTAAACAATAACACAACAGAAAATAAAATAATAAATTTTTATAGCTTATATAAAATCAATTTAGAATACATAAGAACAATTGAAAGCTTTTCAGTAAATAGACTATATTATAAAATCACAAACAATGCTAAGATTAGCAAAATAAACAACTTAATAAATGAACTTGAGCTATACATAGAAGCAGAAAAAATTAAACTTGACTTTGATAAACTAAACGGATCAATAGTATTTGAAATTAGCAGACAAAAACGAAAAATGTTATACTTTGAGGACTTAAAAAACGATATAAAAGACGGTTTAACCGCTTCTATGGGTAAAGACATAAACAACAACGAAATTACAATAGATATAGCAAAAACGCCCCACTTATTAATTGCTGGAAGTACGGGAAGCGGGAAAAGCTGTATATTAAATAATATAATAGTGTCACTATTAAAAAAATATGATGAAAACTACATGAATTTGATTTTAGTAGATATCAAGCAAGTGGAATTTACAATATATAAAAATTGCAAGCAATTAGCAATCCCCACAATTACAAGCGTTGAAAATACAATTGATATACTTAATAAAATGATCGTAATAATGACACATCGTTATAATATCTTAAGCGAAAAAAATTATCGAAATATTGAAGATTACAACCAAAAAGAAGCGGAAAAATTAAACTATTACATAATTGTTATAGATGAGTTGGCAGATTTATTTTTGCAGAGCCCAGATATTGAAAATATACTTTGTAGACTTTTGCAACTTGGAAGAGCTGCAGGCATCCATCTAATACTAGCAACACAACGCCCAGATTCTCAAACAATAAGTGGCAAATTGAAAATCAATATACCAGCTAGAATTGCTTTAAGCGTAACAAACGCCCACGACTCAAGAACCATATTAAATGAATCAGGAGCCGAAAAACTAACAGGTAAGGGCGACTTCTTATACAAAAAACCAGATGGCGAAATGATAAGAGGACAAGGGGCTTTTATAAAAAATATTATGGAGGTATTAAAAAATGAATAATTTGGAACGAAAAATATTAAATAGCAAAATGCCAAAAACAGAAACTAAAGAGGATTTACAAATCAAAAAATTAAAAATGCAAATTGAACTATTAGAAGAAAAAAAACGTCAACAAACTAAAGAATCACAAAAACAGGTTCAAAAAAGTAAATTACAGACAACAAGCGACATCCTGAAAGCATTAATTGGAATAGGCTTATTGTTATTGACTCCACTATTTATAATGGGAGGTTTTTTGATAGCTTGTGCAAGGGCAAGCGGTAGCACTAGATGTCATAGGAGAATATAAAAGAAGCGGATACGCTTCTTTTTTTATTCTCTTTAAAATCAATCTAAACGGTTTTTATTTTTAAGCATATATTTATATTATCTTTTAAAAATATTGTCTTTAAGCTTATTTTGAAGCGTTTTAGTAATATTTTTTATTCTTTAAAAGCAAAAATTTACACCAAACATTGCACAAAATTACGATTTTGTGCAATGTTTTAAATTATGTAAACATACGGTTTATATACATATATCCAAGCCCTTAAAATCAATTTTAAAGACTTTTTATTTTTATAGGTATATAATTATATTGCTTTTATATAAAAATGCCTTATTCTCCATTCTCGCTTTAATCTACGTATTTTTTTTAATATTATTGTATAAATAAAAAATAGTATATGATCCATACACTATTTTTTTTTATTTTTTTCAAAATTTGGTCATCTTTTCAATTTTAACTCCTGAAAGTCGCAAAGTCGCTCAAAAATTTTTAAAAAATTTTTTCCAAAGTCGCAAAGTCCATAAAGTCGCAACCTATTTCCCCTCTTCAACCTCAATTACATCTGGTGCATCAGGTAAAGTCGCAACAATATCTCCAGAATTTTGTGGAACGTCTCCAGAATTTACTCCAATAGCTTGAATTTCTTGTACATCCTTCATTTTTTGATAGTTTTTCGCCCTAAAAATCCAAACTGCTGGTGGAATAGTCCCATCTGCTGCCATTGTATTCTCCATCAAGGAAATCGTGTCCTTCGCTCTTTTTATGATTTGCGAGAATTCCTTCCATCCGTTCATATTCATGAGGATTAGCACTAATGTCATAAAAAGTTCTAATAGGAATACCGACAAGCTACGGCAAGAGATTCGTAAGTAGGAACATTACCGAGTTTTTTGGCAGAGGTCAAAAAGTTGTTGAATGCGTTGTTCCATTTCTTGTTCATTTTTAATTCGACCGAGTATTAAGTTGGTTAACTTGTAGAGCGAACTTAATCTTAGCTTGGCGATATTTCATATCAACATTGCATAAAGCTTTATTAACCGAAGTTTTATTAGTAACTAAATTAGAATCACTAGACATACAAAAACCCCCTATTGAGTATATTATAAATGAGAAAAGAAAAAAGTGCAAGTATTTTTTAAAATAAAAGAAAAGAAAAAGTCGCAAGTGTTACAAGTGTTACGAAAACGCAAAATTTGTAACATTTTTTGTAACGGGTTAAGTCTTACTCTAGCAGTTATTTCCTTATATTGTTACTATTGTTACTTATAAATATATATAATATAAATATATATATAATATAGGTATACATAATACATAGAGAAATATATAAGGTATATAAAAGATTACAACTTTTTTTTTGTAACACCCCAGAAAATGCTCTTAACCCTATTAAAATAGCATACTCTAGCTGTTACAACCAAAAATGGCAATTTTGTAACACTTTTGACATAATGTGGTCATTTGCCCACTTTATGTAAAATACAAAAATTTTAAAAAAAATAACATTTTGGCATTTTATGTATACTGTCTTTCATGAATTAAAAAAATGAAATTTATTTTCATTTTTTATAAAAATAAAAATAAAAATAAAAAAAGTCAAGGGAAATAGATAAATATGCAGTTGGTTTACTTAATGTTTTTACACACAATTAAAATTATTTTAATAAATTTCAAAAATACTATTGACAAACAAAAAATAAAAGTTTATGATAATATTATCACAACAAAAAAGAAGGGGGAAAAATAAAAAATGTATGAAATAATTTTAAATCAAGTTGAAAGACTTAATAAAATAACTGGAACATATTATGCAGAAAGGCTAGGAATTACACCACAATATTTAAGTAATGTTTTTAACGGAAAACTTCCTGTAAAAACTCCGATAGCGAAAGGAATAATAAGTATAGCATATAATATTCCAATTGATGGTTATGAAATGGAAGAACTATTGAATAGACATTTCACAAAGATAAGCTAAAGATAAAAATAAAAATAAAAATAAAAATAGTCTCCTTTGTGAGATAGTCTCCTTTGTGAGCAGGAATTTAAAAATAGAAAGGAGAGATTGAAAAAGTAATATGAATACAGATACAGTTAAAAATAATAACAAAATTGTTAAGTTTCCCATAAAAAGAGAATGGGAAAAAGAACTTACTCTTAATTCCATAGGAGGAGTTGCTAATACTATTGATAATTATTGCATTATATTAAAATGCCACGAACATTTTAAAGATAATATTAAACTTAATCAACTGTCTAATACAGAAGAATTTAAAGGAAAAAGTATTCAGCAAATTGATTATGATAATATTCAAAGGATTGTTGAAAAAGAATATGGTATTTATAACGAAAAAAAGCTGGCTAGTGCTATTAGAAGTGTGGCAGCAGAAAACCCTTATCACCCTATTAGAAAATATCTTGAAAGTCTTAAATGGGATGGCATTAAAAGGGCTGATACTGCTCTAGCTGACTACTTTGGTGCTGATTACTCTGAATATAACTCTATGTGCCTTCGTCTCGTTCTTTTTGGTGCTATTGAAAGAGTTTTTAATCCTCGGTTGTAAATTTGATAATATGGTTATTCTTAAAGGTGCTCAAGGTCTCGGTAAATCTACTTTCTTTAGGATTATGTGTGATGATAATATCGATTGGTATCAAGAAGATTTGAAAGATTTGGAAAAACCTTTTGATTATACTAATGGTAAATGGATTGTTGAAGTTGCAGAACTCTCTGCTCTCAATAAGGCTGATAAGAATAAAATTAAATCATATATCACTCTTAGATATGAACAACATCGTATACCATACGAACGCCAAAGTAGAGCTTACCCTCGCCAGTTTGTACTTATTGGAACTACCAATAATGAGTGCATTTTAGATGATCCTACCGGAGAAAGAAGATTTCCTATCGTTGAATGTGCTGAATTAAAACATAAAAATGATATTAAAAAGATAATTTTTTGGGAAAATAAAGAACAATATGCAAAAATTAAATATGATATTCAACAAATATTGGCAGAAGTTTATGAAGAATATAAAAATGGACTAAAGTTTCTTAAAATACCAGATAAATTTGAACAAGATTTTCATAATATTCAAAGCCGACACTATATTGAAGATACCGATATTGGTTTTATTGAAGAATTTTTGGAAAATAAAAAGGAAACTTGCTTTGAACAAATTTGGAGAGAAGCATTAAAACACACTAATCCTAGAGATAAAGCATCTAAATCCGATAAAGAGAGAATTACTAATATCTTACTTAATATGAAAAATTGGAAATTATATGATGGAAACTCTCAACATAAAAAAAGAATTTCAGGTTTTGAAAGATGCTACGATGGTACTTATAAAGAAATTAGTTATGGTGTTCAAAAAGCTTGGGTTTGGTATGAAACTGAAGAAGAAATTGAAACTAAAAAAATCCAACAATTAGAGAAAAAACAAACTAGTGCTACAAAAGTTTTAAATGATTTACTTGGAAAAAGTTTAGACTATAAAGATTATTATAAGGAGGTATAAAATATGAATGATATTGAATTAGAAGAAGAAATAAAAGAAATGAGAATTACACCATTGACAATAATCGAATTTAATAAAATTTTAGATTATTTAATAAAAAATGGAGAATATCTGGCACAAATAGGAGATTTAAGTATGAGATATAAAGGAACAGTAGAAGATACAATAAATGGAAAAAGAGAAATGTTTTATATAGAAAGGAAAGTTGAATGGTAAGAGCAAGATATATAAGAACAATGGATTTTGATTTTAGAGATGTTATTATATTAAATTGTGAAAATGAATATGATGTAGCCAATAAAATAAAAGAAAATGAAGTTCTTAAAATACAAAATGAGCAAGAAATAGAGTATATTAATTCTAGTTATGTGATGTTTTACACATTAGAAGAATAGGAGATAAAAATGTATAAATTATATATTAAAGTTAATGGGATGTATAAAAATCCAAAGAAATTTGAGAGTTTAAGAGAAGCAAGAGCAAATGCTAGAGGCGAGTACGTAATAATCAAAGAAGAAAATGGAACAGACACAATTATAGAGCAAAATGTAGTGTTAGAATCAAGAATTAGAGATGATGATGAAAGATAATAAAGGAGGAATAAAAATGTTAAGGAAATTTGAATATGTAAAAAGAGTAAAAAGCACAGGATATGAAATGAAAGAGCCAGGGTTTGATTTACCAAAAAGAAGCACAAGAAAAAGTATGGCTTATGATTTTTATAGCCCAGAAGATTTTGAATTAAAGCCAAAAGAAACTTATATGTTAAAAACAGGTGTAAAGGCTTATATGAGTGATGATGAAGGGTTAATATTAAATGTTAGAAGTTCAATTGGTAAAAAGCATATTATGTTAGCAAATACCTTAGCCTGGATAGATAGTGATTTTTATAATAATCCTAATAATGAGGGAGAAATCGGATTAATGTTTTATAATTACGGAGATGAAACTTGGAAAGTAAATAAAAATGATAGAGTCGCACAAGCTATGTTTGTAAAATATCTTATTACAGATGATGACAATGCTACAACAGAAAGAGTTTCTGGAATTGGCTCAACAGGGGTGTAAATTAAAAGAGGTGATAAATATGTCAAAAATATTAAGTGAAGAAGAAAGTAAAAAGGCAGAAAATATATTTGATAAAGATTATTATATAGTAGATTGTGAAAATTTTACTTATTTTGCTAGAACAGTTAAAGCAGTTGGTTGGAGCCAATCTTATGGTTCTAATATTGAAATACTAATTGATATTCCTGAACCATATTGTCCAAATGAATATAGAAAAATGTATATTGACGAATTAGAAGTATTTAAAACTTTTAAAGAAGCACAAGAAAGAGCTAGACATTTAAATGAAAATCCTAAAAATAAAGAAAGACGAGAAAGATGGTTACAAAATGCATTTTCACAAAGCTTTTTAGAATTTAAACATACTATTGAAGAGGATGGAATAATAAATGATGAAATATAACTGTGCAAACTGTGGAAAAAGTTGTGGATAACTTGGAGGTTAATATGAGAGATATAAAATTTAGAGTTTGGGATAAAGAAAATAAAGAAATGTTAGATGTTGAAGATTTACATTGGGATGATTGTACTAGAGAATTTTCAATTAGAACTACAATGTATAGTAATTATTTTGATATAGAAGATATGATTTTGATGCAATACACAGGACTAAAAGATAAAAACGGAAAAGAAATATATGAGGGAGATATAGTAAAACATAATGGATTTTATGAAGGCGATTGCTATTATAATGCAGGTTGTGGTCAAGTTTTATGGGATGATGAAGATACTGGATTTTATTTAACAGCAAAAGATACTTCATTTATAAATTTATTTGATTTAACTAGAAACTTAGATGGAGAAATAATAGGAAACATTTACGAAAATCCAGAATTATTGGAGGTGGAATAGATGCGTATATGGGATTATAGGCTAATTGAAGTTTTACCAAACGCTCAATTAAAAGCTATGAGATATGAAATAAGTGATATGGTAAAACAATATCCAAATATAAAGAATAGATTAGTAAGTTATGCTAATAATTATGCTATAGTTTATTTATTAAGTTATTTTTATCAAGTAACAAATGAGATGGAAAAAAGGAATATAAAAATGAACGATACTTATAATTCAGAGATAGTTGATATTTGCTTTCAAAAATCAAAGTCTGAAAATATATTTTTTGATTTTAATAAACCACCTATCTACCCAGAACATAACGATAGATATTTAAGACAATGTCTGTTCAACTTGGAAGAAAAATTTGACAGAAAAATTATAACAGAAGAAGAATGGCAAAAAATTTATAATAAATTCAAAGATTTTACAGATTTGTGGGAAGGAGAATATCATGAATGAAAATTTAAAAGAAAAATTATTTAAAATTTTAGAAGAAGAATCAAAGGATATTAGAAAAAGCAAAGAAGATATAAAAATAAAAGTAGCAAGAGCAAATGAAGTAATAAATTTAGTTAAAATATTATTCAATTATGAAGAATTAGAGCCAATATTATCCAAATATTTTAAAGAAAAAGCTGAAAAAGAAAAATGGAGTGATGAAAAGTGAGTAGATTTTTAACAAAAAAAGAAGATGGAACATATTTAGATGAAGTGGAAAGTATGGAAGTATGTAGATGGAGGATAAATGATGTTTGTTGTAATGATAAAAGTCCTTGTTTGGCAGACTATCCGTATCCTCGTGAAATGTGTTATATAGATAGTAAAAATAGATGCAAATATTTTGAGAAGGAGAATAAAGATGGAATTATACAATAAAAATGACAATTATGAATTATATCAAGGAAATATGTTAGATATGTTAGAGGTTATATCTTCTAACAGTATAGATAGTATTGTTACAGATCCACCATACGAATTAAATTTTATGAATAAAGGATGGGATAATATAGGAATAAGTTATAAAAAACAAACTTGGGAAAAATGTTATGAAGTATTAAAACCTGGTGGTTATTTATTAGCATTTGGAGGAAGTCGCACATTTCATAGAATAGCTTGTGCTATTGAAGATGCTGGATTTGAAATAAGAGATACAATAATGTGGTTATATGGTAGTGGTTTTCCTAAAAGTATGAATGTAGGTTTAGCATTAGATAAGAAAAATGGAACATTTGAAATAAAAGAAGCACAAGACAAAAATAAATATTTACAACTTATTGAAGAAGAATTAAAAAAACAAGGAGTTGAAAATATAGAATGGAAGTAATATGTGATTATTGCAATAAACAATTTGAATATAAAGGTGGCAAAGTTCATTTTAATAGAAGTAAAAAACATTATTGTTCTATAAATTGTTTATGTGAAAGCAATAGAAAATATAAACAATATCATAGTAAGAAAAATAAAAAATATTTGATATGGTGTAGTGCTAAAAAAAGAGCAAAATTAAAAGGTTTAGATTTTAATATAGAAGTTGAAGATATACCTGAAATACCTAAATATTGTCCTGTGTTAGAAATAGAAATTAAAAGTAATACAACAAATGTACCATTAGATAGTTCACCATCAATAGATAGAATAGATAGTTCAAAAGGTTATATAAAAGGTAATATAAGAATTATAAGCAATAGAGCAAATAGAATAAAAAGTGATGCTACTATTGAAGAATTAAGAAAGGTGTTAGAAGATTATGAAAAAATATCAAGTTAAAATAAATAATATAGATTTAGAAATAATACAAGATGATGATGGTAAGTTTATAATGCCTTATTTATGTATAGAAAATTGGGGAAAGTTTGGTACTGCATTGAAACCTAGTTTTGAACCAATAGTAATAGCAAGAAAACCATTTAAAGGTAGTTTAGTAGATAATGTAATAGAGTATGGTGTAGGTGGAATAAATATTGATGAGTGTAGAGTAGAACCAACACAGGAATATTTAAATGGAGAAGGAAATGATAATATTAAAAAAAGTGGTAATATTTATGGTTTTTCAAACTATGATAAATTATATATTAGAGCAAACCCAAATGAGTTAGGTCGTTTTCCAGCGAATACAATATTAACCTATGACCAAATTACTTTTGATGAAGTATGTGGTGGTCTTCCAAACACTAAAAAGAATGGAAGTATAAGTAAGAGATATAAAATGAATAACCAAATATATGGTGAATATGGTTATTGCAATACTTGGTCAGCATATAATGATAGTGGTTCAGCATCAAGATATTTTTATTGTGCTAAAGCAAGTGGAAAAGATAGAGATGAAGGATTAGAAAAATTTAAAAAAGAAAAAGTAAATGATGGTAGACAAACACCAATAGATAATGCTTTTCAACGAGGAGAAACTTTACGAAAAAATACTCATCCTACGGTAAAGCCAACTGAATTAATGCAATATCTAGTAAGATTAGTAACACCCCAAAATGGCATAATACTTGATCCATTTAATGGTAGTGGCTCTACTGGTAAAGCTGTTATGTATGAAAACAAAGAAAGACATAAAAATTATAAATATATAGGCATAGAATTAGATAAAGAATATCTTGATATATCTAAAGCAAGAATTGAATTTGTAAAAAAATAAAATATTTTACAAAAAATTATTGACAAAAAGTTCAAATAATGTTAATATATTATTTGAAGGAGGTAATTAGTATGGGAACAAAATTAAAAGAAGAAACTGAATATAACCCCTATGATAAGGAATTAATTTTAAAAACTGTATCAAGAGAAAAAATTAAAGTTGATTAGAACTGCTGCTGGAATAACTTGGGATTTACTAGATGCACTTAATTTTTCTTTAAATGAAATGGAAGAAATTGCTGATAAAATTGATTCAAAGTTAAAAGAGAGGGGTTGTTTTTAATGTATGAGGTAGTAATGTTGAATGAAAAAGGTCAAAGATTTTCAAAAGGATTTACTAGCTTATTTTTATATGAAAAATTTTTGAATAAAGCTAAAAGAAGTAAAAAAATAACAATATTAGCTTATGGGAAAATATAGGTGATATATATGGGAAAATGGGTTAATATTAAAGGTTATGAAAATTATAAAATATCTGACAAAGGGAGAGTTCTAAACACTAATTTTAATAACACAGGGAAAACAAAATTATTAAAAATAAGAAAAAATCATTATGGATACAATGAAGTTACATTAAGCAAGAATAATAAAAGAAAGTTTTACTTGGTTTTAACATTGGTTGCAGAGCATTTTTTAAAAAAGCCAGCTCCCGACATGATACCTATTCATTTAGGTGCAATAGATGATGACAGGGTAGAGAATATTGCTTATGGTTATAGAAGTGAAATGCTACATTTAATGTATAAAAAAGGACATAGAAAAGTTGGAAAACCAACAAACAATATTATAAGTTATAAAGGAATACAATATTGCAGTTTTAGTGATATGGCAAGAGATTATAATATTGAGCCCAAATTATTAAACAAAAGAATTAATCATGGATGGACATTAGAGGAAAGTTTAGAGATACCGGTAGAAAGAGAACAATTTAGATTAAATAAAAGATTATATGAATATAATGGCAAATTATATACAGTTAAAGAATTGGCAGAATTAAGTGGATTGAATGAAAAAACAATCTATAAAAGATTTAAAAGAGGTTGGAATGTAGAAGAAACAGTTGAAATTCCAACAGGAAGGAGGAAAAATGAAACAAAATTTTAGATTTGAACAAGAAAGAGATAGTAAGAAAAAGCAAAATAAGCAAGAAGTTATTGAATATATATTAAATGAGCCTTATGGAGAAACATTATCTCACGAAGAATTATCAGTAATGCTAGGTTACAATATAGAAGATGAAGAAGAATTTTATAAATATAAAAACATGATGAATAGTATTAAACAATATTTAATTAAACAAGGAAGAGTATTGAAAAGCATACCAAATTTAGGCTATTAT